TCATTTCCACTCCATCAGGCATTTCGGATATTTGAGAAAGCTGTGCCCCGGCACGATGCCGTTGTATTGCACGTGCCAGCCCTGGCGCCCCAGCGCTTGATCGAGCCACTTTCGTTCTTCGAATACCTTGCGCTCGCCGTGCGCCTGTGAGCGAATCGGGTAGTGCTTCGACAGAAACTTCACCGGGCAGATGCGTCGGCCGCGAAACTGCACCTGGTGGCCGCCGCTGGCCGCGAGGCTCACGGGCCCGACGTTGCGCCATGCTTTCACCTGGCCGATGCGCTGGTTGAGCGGGTCGTCGCTGTAATAGCGGAAGTACTGCTCGGGGTCTTGTGAGCCGTCGAAGCCATTGTCGACCGGGTGGAACGTGAGCACCTGAAAATCGACGGCGTTGAAGCTTGAGTCTTGGACGTTCTGGAATGCTTGAGCCAAGACATCATCAGGGTAACGGCTGTAGCGCAGTTCGTCGGCATCGCAATGCATAATCCAGTCGGCGTCAGCCCCGGCTGCGATCTTTTCCACCTGGCGCAAGAGTTCGTGCCAGGACACCGGCGGCGCTGGATGGCGGAGGATCTCTGCGCCGGCCGTGTGCGCCACCATCACGGTTTCATCCGTGCTCTCACAGTCGATCACCAGCACGTCGCAGCCCTGCCGCTTGAGGTGGCGCACGGTCCAGCCGATTATGTCCGCCTCCTGAAACGTGCAGACGATGGCCAGGATTTTCATAACCGCATCCTCTCCGCGCAATAGCTGTCGAACTTCGGCGCACGTTTCCAGCCCGGCGCGATCATGTGCTTAGCTAAGTACGCCTCGCTTGTGTTACCGCCGTGAATGCCGCAGATTATTCGCGACTCGGCTCCCGCTATTGCCGATTCGGCCGCGCACAGCGGCCAGTGGTGCAACCACCAATCCTGGTCGGGGTACTTGCAGTCCTCGCGGTATGGGTGCGCTTCCCAGACGCGCCGCCAATAGCATCGGGAAGCATCTACGATATATTGCGGGTGCGGGTGCGCGTAGATCCACGCTTCGCCATGTTGCTCATGTTGACGCTGTTGCTCGTCTACACAGATCGGGCACGAAGCCTCGCGCTCGTCGTAAGAGCATTCATGTGCTACTGTCCGCGTGTCCCAGAACAGGAGCTCACGGTAGCCGACGGCCTCTACGCCGCTCGATTGCAGGAACGCCACCTGCTCTTCGATGCGCAGCGGGTGACTCCAATCATCGCTGTCGAAGTGCGCGATGATATCGGCCGACTGCGCCAGCGTGTTCGCGTAATTGCGGAGTGCGCCGAAGGTGAGGCCCGTGCCATTCATCATCGAGTAGACTTCGTTCGGACGGTAATAGCCGCCGAGCTTCGGCTCGCCGGTGTCCAGAATCAGCAGCGATTTGTTGGCGTAGGTCTGCGCTCGGAAGCTCGCGACCGCCCGGCGCACCATCTCGGCTCGCCCGTTGACCAGCATGACGGCGCAGACAAGCGGCTCGCTCATGGCCGCACCCCGGCGCGATGCGACAGAACGGCTGGATTCGGGAACCGCTCTCCGCAGGTTCGGCACTGATACGTGCGGCCGCCGGCAAAGTAGATCGCGCTGTGCAGCATCTTGCACCATCGGCGCTTCAATCGGCGGATCATTCGCCACTCCTGACCGGCGGAGTTTTGATCGGACGCCCCGCGCGCTTGCGGATGGCTTCGTCCAACCAGTCCGCCAAGCGCATGTTCTCGCCGATGGCGGCCAGTCGCGCGAGTTTAGCCGTCTCGGAGTCCATCAGCACGTTAAATTGCACTTTGTCAGGCACAATTAGCATTCTAGAGCGCACCTCGGCGGGATGTCAATAGAAATCTAAATCGGGGATATCTGCAATCCGCCCGGTACTATCGGGCCGCCCTGATGCTGCGGTACCACTCGACAGAACGCCATGACTTCAGCTTCCGCACGATCCGGCGATTGCACGCCGCGTTTCCGCGCATCCTCTTTCGGCTCTACCTGGATCTGACCGTGGGAGAGTTCGCGATATTCTACGCCTGATAATTGCGCCTTCGTGTCTTCGTCGATGGCGTCCGATAAGTGACTGATATAATTCTCTTTATAGCAATCGCGCAATCTGAAATACGACTCCGCTTTGGCGTTCAGAAATTGCTCTTTGTCCATCGGGCTCGACCCTGCCTTGAAGCCGAACACCGGGAATCCGCAGTCGGCAATATGCAGCGCCATGCCGTGGCCGACTCCCACCGTGTCCACTACCACGAGCCCAACCGGCAGCCGGAAGCGCTCCGATAGTCCGCGCAGCCAGCGGACGACAGAACCACGCGGATCGGCCTCGCTCCAGGAGTCTCGCGCCAGTATCGTGCCATTTACGCGGGCGCAGGCCGCCGTTTCGTCATCGCCGCCGGCCGCTACGTCCAGGCCCACCTGGATGTAACAGCCCTTAGACGCGCGCTGTTCGTCCGCATTGGGCTCTCGGTCGGCGCGCTCGATCCAGGCCAGGGAGAATACCGCCCACTGGCCTTGCTGGGGAAACTCGCCGAGCACGCGCGATTGGAACCGCGGATTCTGCGGCCCCCACTTGTGATACATCTCGCGTACCCACCGGCGGCGCGTCAGCCACGGGAACGGCGCATAGTCGAGTTGATCCTCCGGGAGCGCCATCAACGATTCGAGCGTCAGACCGGCCAGGTTCGGCGTGTCGAATGCGGAGATCGTGATGCAGCAATGGCCAGGTGTGCCGCGGAGTTTCGTGAAGCTCTCGTATACCGGGCCGGCGGGCACGGTCGGATTGCAGAGAGTCACGAGGCGCACGTCGCCAGCAGAGCGGATGCCTTCGATAGCATCCCAGATGTCCGACGATATGCCGATGGCTTCATCCGCGAAGATGGTGACGCGTCGCCCGTGGAAGCCTTGCGCATTGACGCCCTTGCTGCTCGAGAATCCTTGCGCGTAGCACTTCGGCGAAATCTCCCAGCGCGTCGTAGTCGGCTCCGGATAGCGAATCTTGCTGGCGCTGATCGCCGCCGTGATTTCGCCCCACACGGTTTTCACTTGGCGCAAGGTGGGCGCCATGATGAGGACGATGGATTCGTCTTGGCCGGTGAGCTCGTAGGGCACCATGCCGGAGACGGCGAAGGTCTTGCCGCTACCGTGGCAGCCCTTGACGGCGACTGATGGGTGTGTCGTGATGGCGCGGCAGAGTTCCTGCTGCTTAGCCCAGAGTTTGCGGCCGAGGAACTTCTCCTGGAACCTAACCGGATCGGTCATCGGACTGCATGAAGGCGCGGACAGCCTCCATGTCCATCTTGCGATCCTCGCCGTCCTTCGCCACGAAGCGGTGCGCGCTCGTCTCCTGGAACCCGGCGCGGCACTTCAGCCAGAAACAAATCGCCCAGGCTTGCCCCGCGTCGATGGCTACCACGAGGTTGCTGATTGCCTTCGCGCTCACGATATCAGCGGAGGTATCGAGCTCTTCGCGGAAGGCTTTGCGGAAGGTCTTCTCGGACTTCGGGCGATTCGGCAGGCACCGATGAATGCAGTTCGCTGCGATGCCGGCGGCGGCCATGTTGCGCACCATGCAGCGGTCGTTGTCGCTGGGCTCGTATGGCGGCTTAGTTCGCACTGACTACAGTGTATCGCGCCGCTGCCAGCCCTGCAAGTGCTTGATCCCTGGGGCGTAGTCGAGCATCGGCTCGGCAAGACGGATGCCGTAGCGATACGCGCTCGCGCGTCGAAAGCGCTTGACGTGGCAGACGGTGGCGAGAATCACGCGATCAGAGCGCGCCTCCTGGAACACGATCAGTTCGCCCGTCTTGATGCTCTCCAGGCGTCTATCGGGACGCTTACGATCACGCCATTCAGTCCGCTTGCGACCTTCCAGAATTGCGCGAAAGTGGTGGGGATATAGACAGGCAACGTTAATCACATCAATCACTTTAGCGGCTTTTGAGGGGGTCCGATATGGGGAGAATCCCCTATATCGGATTGGAGCGTCCGGGTCGAAATCGCATCGCCCTCTCCCGCCTGGACGGCGGGCGTGTCAGCTAGATCACTACGGACGCGCTTCGGATACGCCTGGCGAATCGTCTCAAGCTTATCACGCATCTCGGCGTCAAGACCGAGCGCGTATCGATGCTTGGGCTCCAGTCGAATGCGCTCACACTGCATTTTGTTGGTTACCGTCACCACCTTACCGCGGCTCATTTTCCAGCCGCTCGCGCTCACCTGTCGGGAGTGATGTATGTTCCCGGCAGTATCACGATACATCGAGTCCGGCGCGCTCTTGCCGATGTACGTCCAGCCGGCACCCTGGTAGATTCCGCCGTGGTGTCCTGTGCTCGGATCGGCATACGTGAGCAGTAATCGCAAGCCCGGCTGGGCACGATGCAGGATTTTACAGGCGATAGAAATAATCCGACTCACCTCAACGCTATGGCTCTTGAGCGCGATTCGTGAAAGCTCTGCCGTTCCGAACGGTCCCGCGCCGAGTCGTTCGCCGATCTTCGCCACGCCGCCAGTGCCACAGCCGAAGATCAAGACGCCCACGAACTGTCCATCCTCCCACACGCCGATCTTTACGAGCTTGCCAACCGGCATTTCAGATCGCGAATACCAATGCTCGCAGGCGTAGCGAGCGGCTTCATGCGAGCACCAATCAAGGCGTAAACTCATGACCGCATTCCGGACATTTGATGGGCTTTTTTTGATCTAACCTGCCCTGCTCGGCTTCGGTACCTGGCTGGAAGTTAGCGCCACGAAGATAACCGTCTACCTGGGTTAGATCGAATCCCGTGATGGTCAGATCGAAGTCGAACGTCTTCAGGTCCGCGAACTCGCTCGCCAGGATGTCGAGATCCCACTCAGCCTCTTGCGCCGTGCGGTTGTCAGCCAGGCGTAGCGCGCGGATCTTTGCCGGCGAGAGATCGGCAGCCACGTGTACTGGGCACTCGGTCAGTCCAATGCTCTTGCCGGCGGCGCGGCGCAGGTGGCCGATGACGATGACGCCCGCGGAATCGACTACGACCGGTTGCCGCCAGCCGAACTCGCGAATGCTGGTGGCCACCTTCTCGACCGCCTTTGGAGACCACTTGCGCGCGTTCTTCGGATAGTCGATTGGACGGTCGATATCCCACATTTCAACGTGGAAGCCCTCGATCTTGCGCTCTTTTGCGGACAATCCGGTAAAATCCTCTCAGCCCGCATCGTAGCACCTTTGACAGATCTAGCGAGCACGCTGTGCTTCATGTGTCCGGTAGAAGCGGGCGATGTACCGCGATAACTCCTCCGGTATCTTGGCGATCATGGCCGAAGCTGCCTTGCGGGAATTGCTGTTGCCGTGGCTCTTGCGCGGATCTTTGCTCCTGTCCCGAATGGCGCTTTTACCGTCCAAGCCTTTCCGGCCTTCAACAAGCCGCGAATCGTCCTTCGTCAACGTCGCCGCTTTCCGCCGCTCATCCAGCGCCTTGTCGAACCATTCCGGCCCGCTGCCCCGCTGCTTGACGCCTTGCGCTACCGCCGCGCTCTGGAACGATCCGCCAGCAATCCCCTTCTCATGCGCGTGGAAGTTGACGCCCGGCACTTTGCGATGCGGCGGGATAATCGGCATCACCGCCGGCACGTCGCCCCACAGATAGAAGCTCCCGAAGTGCCACGCTGCCCGACCAACCCACGGCTGGGCGCCCTTGACGTTTTCCACCACCATCGGCACATGGCGACCGGCCGCGGCGCACGCTTCAGCCTGAATCCGGAAGCACGCGTCGAAGAGATCGTTCGACGGCGGCGGAAGAGCCTTTGCGCGCTTCCAGGGCATCGCCCGGTAAGAATACGCCTGGCAGGGGGGCGAGGCCACAATCACGTCAGCGTGCCGGAATTGCGACCCGTGGAG